TTCACTGGCAAAAGACAAGATACAGTGTATTTCAGTTGTCAACGACAAGATATCTGCAGAATACAAGAAAGTTTTTACTACTGTGGTCGTTCCTGACAAACCAAAGATCATCGTATAGTGTCGCATTTTGGGAAACACAGCAAGAGCATAGAGACGCTTATCGATGTGACAGAAGCCATGCTACATGTTATGGAACAAAAAGGAATAGATCCAGAGAAAGTGTCCAAGAGTACTGAGTTCTCTGTGCTGATACATTTTTTAAAAAGCATCATTGACGGAGAGTTAAATATACCAAACGAGCTCACTGACACACTAAGACAGAAATCGGAAGAATTAGGATTTGATCTTGAGGATATCAAGAAAAGATTAAACTAATGAGAGGACTTAAAGGCTTTCATCCCTCTATAAACACTCTGCAAGTCATCAATAACAGGAGAAACGATGACTTATCAATCAACTAAGACATACGGACACAACGCAGGCCTGGCCTGTGTGTTCAGACAACCCAATGCGGATCACTCACACTGCCATCTGCTACATGGATATTCACTAGCATTCAAATTCACATTTGGTTGCAAGGAACTTGACAACAAAAACTGGGCAGTGGACTTTGGTGGACTGAAACCATTGAGGGCATGGCTGGAGGATCATTTCGATCACAAACTTGCACTGGACATGAACGACCCACATCTAGAGAAGTTCAAGGAACTGGAACAGTTGGATCTCGCAGAGATAAGAATGTTTGACGGAGTAGGTGCAGAGAAATTTGCGGAACATGCCTACAGGTTTGCAGATAATCTTATAACCGTCAATTCAGATGGTAGATGCTGGGTGGAGAGTGTGGAATGTGCAGAACACGGAGCAAACAGTGCCATCTACAAAAGGCCAGAATAAATTTTTATTTGAACTAGTAAGGGTAGGCCTCAATGACAGGGCCTACTACATAAAGACCTACGACACACCGTTAGGCAAGAGGTGGATAGAAGCACTAAAAGACAACCTCAAACAAAAGAGGATACTAGAAAAGAATTTCTGTTTTTTGGGATTCGCAGATTCAAAGAGGAATCTATCATACCTAGTTAAAGAGCTGAACAAGTCAGTGGAACAAATCAACTCATACACGTTTGAACCGGAATACGAAAAGATCCACCCGTTTGCCGTGGACGATTTCCAATACAGTCGTTACCTTCCGATAGGCAAGGGACCAATGTGTCCTGGATTAAAACTTAAACACGATGCATGTAATCTGTTGCATAGATATTTTGAAGAATTACAAGGCACCGCTTGGAGTATGTCTGCTTTTTACAAACAGGCCGATGTTGATACCAAATATGCTATAAGACAACTTAACAACATCTGCCATGAGATCGAAAGTTGGGTCAATGCAGACCGTAAGAATGCGTTTGAGCCAGAATGGATGCGACCATCACAAATTACAACTTTTTTGAATGCACCAAGATATGATTTACATGAGGAAGATTTTGAACTTTTCAAACAAAACAGATACGATAGAGAACTAGGCGGTGTATACCTACACTGGTCGCAGGTCGGCAAGACACTTTATGAAGTGTTCAGGGATGAACATGCACCTGTCATGACAGAAGCACTTTGTTCAGAGATTAATCACCAGAAGTACTACTCGGGAGAGTTTGATGTGGAGTGGGGACAGACCGTGACGGAAGAGCAGGATTTCAAAAAAAAAGAAATGGACGAATATCGAGCATGGCTAAAAGACAACGGATATGATTGGGAAGATCCCAAGCTGTCACTGGGCTACACCAAGATAGGACAAGTGGACCTGCAGAGGACATTTGGAGTCAATGCGACATTCAAAGAAATATATGAGACCATGAGCAAAAATTTAAATATATCTAACATCAAGACAATGTCAAACCGGACCATAGAGTGTGCATATCCATACACACTGGACAGCGACGATTGGCGACAGATACAAATAGAAGGATTGAAAAAAGGATATGAATCACGTAGTATGTGTTAAGTGGGGGATCAAGTATCCTTCGCAGTATGCGAATGTACTCAACAGCATGGTTAAAAGACACACCACAGTGCCTTTTCGATTCCATTGTCTTACAGATGATCCCGCAGGATTAGATCCAGAAATAAATGTAATAAAGCTACCAACTGATCCATGGGTGAAATCTTGGTGGAGCAAGTTATGGATGTTTGCCCCTGAGATGCCACTAAAAGGCAACATACTATTTTTTGATCTTGACGTTGTAGTATTTGACAACATAGATCCGTTGTTCAGTCATCCAGGCAAGTTCAACATAATCAGAGACTTCAACAGGTGCAGGGTAAAGGACTGGAAACTTTCTAACTCCAGTTGCATGAGATGGGAGGCCGGCACAATGGACTACCTATGGAACGAATTCAAAGACAGATCAGCACAGATCATGCAACAGAATCATGGTGATCAGGACTGGATAACCAAGAGGGCCAAAGACGAGATCACATGGTTTCCAGACGAATGGATAAGATCATACAAGTGGGAGATGATAGGATTAAAGGACACGAAACTATTGACCAAAGATGGCAAGAAAGTGTTCAGGGAACCAGTGAAAATAAAACAGGACAACAAAGTGGCAGTGTTCCATGGATCACCAAACCCCATGGAATGCGGTGACCAGTGGGTCATTGACAATTGGAAGTGATGACCAGTTACGGAAAAATAAAAGTAAAGAAAAGCAATCCTAGATTGGATGAGGTACCAGACGACTGCGGGTACATGCAACATTTCGAGTTCAATGTGGACCTTAACAGCAATGGTGTAATGGCAGAATGCATAGACTGGTGCCAACTGCACTGTGAAGGCAAGTGGGGTTGGTGGTTCGAACCTGCAGGTGAAATAGAGAATCCCAAGAACCACTGGGAGGACCAGAACGCATACATGAGTTTTGAAATAAAAAGAGATGCAACGAGATTCTGGATGGCAGTGGGAATACAAAACAGTGGCAACAAACAATGATAATTACTAGTATGAAACCATTTGAAATAACAGAAGAAGCAAAGAATCAAATAGAAAAATTACTACAGAAGAATCCGGACAAGTACGCAGTGAGCCTGGCAGTTTTAGGTGGCGGTTGTGCAGGATTCAAATACGACTGGGGTTTTGCAGACACAAAAGAGAGTGTAGGGGATGGCGATCACACAGAAGACTGGAACACAGGTAAATTTGTTGTGGATGAAACTTCCATGATGTATATTGTAGGAACAAAGATCGATTTCGTTGAAGAAACATTTGGCTCACAGTTTGAAATATCCAATCCCAACTCAACAGCATCCTGTGGATGTGGTGAGAGCTTTGGTGTCTAATGGACACGGCATTCGTAATAGGCAACGGAGAGTCAAGGAACATTTTCCCAATAGAAAGTTTAAAAAGTAAAGGCGTCATCTACGGTTGCAACGCCATCTACAGGGATCATCCTATGTTGTGTGATCACATAGTATGTGTCAATCCGGAAATGTTTGAAGAACTGTCACAATGGCATAACAACGGCAAGGAGTCTCCACAGATACACGGAATGGAAAACATAAGCAAATGGAATTACATCTGTGAGGGTGACAAGGAAACAGAAGTGCCTGATGGATTGAAGATATACAGAGTATGGCGGGGTGGAAACATCAAGAAGGGTGGCAAGATAAAGACCAATGATTTCTCCAAGGCGAGGGGATCTGGTTGCAGTGCCGTGTTAATGGCCGCAGAGTCGGGCATAGAAAATATTGTCATATTGGCGTTTGACATAATGGGAGCCCAACAATGGGAAATGGAAACACCCAGCAGGATTCAGAACAATATCTACAAGAATTCGATAAACTATCCAGGTCGTGAAAGCATGAAGGCGTACCTCAAGTACGAGTGGATGTATCAACTGAGACAGATTTTCCGCAAATTCCCTAACACCAACTTTCACTTTGTCAATAGGAAGGAATACCTAGAAGGCAATCCGTACCTGCGTTGGTACTTCGACCAACCCAACATCAAGTGTGGTATATACGCCGACCTACAGAGATGGATTACCGGTTATCGTGATGACATCCGATGGAAACAGTTATAAGGTAGTGGTACTACTGGCATCTAGCTGATACACCTTACGCATCTTGACACCCACTGATTGTGCGTACTTTTTAGTATCACAGTAGGAACAAACATGTTTGTAATCGTTTGATGCCCTGTCTGGATCCACATGTGCCTTGGGTCTCAAGAAAGTGACACCGCATGAGTCACACTTGAATACGTACACGGTGTTTTTCCTGTGGAAGGTGTGATAAATCCCTAATTTACTCTTGCGTTCGTACAGTCTCATGGTCCTGAGTGTTTCTATGAACATATGTGTATTTAATAAATATGTACAACACATTATGGCGAAACTTAACATAGACACAGGAACACTGGGAAATCCGGCCACAGGCGATACCTTACGTACCGCGATGACGAAAGTCAACACGAACTTCAACGAAGTGTATTCGTTGATCGGTGATGGAACTACAGGATTGATAACGACATCGGTTACCAATGGAGACTTGAAAATCCAGGCAAACGGTGCTGGCGCCATAGAGATAGACAATTTAACGATAACAAATTCTACAATCTCAAGCATAACAACCAATGCTGATCTAACAATCACTGCCAATGGTACAGGTGATATTGTGCTGGGTGCAGTCACGGTAGCTGATAACAAAATTACTACTAATCAGTCCAACGATAATCTTATAATTGATGCTTCTGGTACAGGAGCAGTTGAAATGATACCTGCTGTGGTCTTGATGGCCAATTTGCCCACTAGCAACCCAAATGTTGCGGGTCAGTTGTTCCGAAGCGGCAACGATCTTAGAGTAAGCACTGGCTAATGGCCGTTTAGACATATCATTTAAATCCACTAAATATTGCTAATATGGTACAACAGGTAATAGATGTAGGTGTAAATGCGGATGACGGTACAGGTGATTCCTTGTATGTTTCCGGGAACAAGATCAACGCTAATTTTAATGATTTCTTTGATCTCGTGCCTGTCAAGTCGGACATCAAGTTCTTCGGCAACAACATCACGTCAAGGCTATCAAACGCAGACATCGACGTACATCCAAGCGGAACAGGTTCGATAGTATTCCCGGGCATCAGGTTCAATGACAACAACATAGAAGTCATAAACACCAACGACGACATCAAAATCATTGCCAATGGCTCCGGTCGTGTAACCATAGCAGGACTGGCCTTCGGTGGGACAACCATAAGTTCAGATGATTCCTCAACTATTAACATAAACGAGAACGTGATAGTCGACGGAAGCCTCTCAGTCGAGGATGGCTTCACATTCAGTGGTGCAAAGACTTTTGCCACTGGCATGGACATAGCTACACTCACACTTGGTAACGGTTCGATAGTGGATTCCACTGGAGCGATCAGCTTCGGAAACGAGAACCTGACAACCACAGGAACAGTAACGGCCGGGACGTCTTCCACGATAGGTAACCTTACACTTGCAAATGGATCAATAACCGACTCCGGGGGTTCTATTAGTTTCGGAAACGAGAATTTAACGACTACAGGTACTCTCAGTGGAGGAACAGGTTCAACACTTGGTAACCTAACATTTGCCAATGGATCAATAACAGATTCATCAGGAGCGATCAGCTTCGGCAATGAGAATTTAACGACAACAGGAACGATGACCGTTGGCACACTGGCCGTGGCCAGTGGATCAATCACTGATTCATCAGGTGCCATAAGTTTTGGAAACGAGAACCTGACAACGACTGGAACATTAACGGCCGCAACTGGATCAACGCTGGGTAATCTAACATTTGCCAATGGATCAATCACAGACTCGTCGGGTGCCATAAGTTTTGGAAACGAGAACCTAACAACGACTGGAACATCTTTCGAAATAAACAGCACACTGACCGTGGCCAATGGATCAATAACAGACTCCAGTGGAGCGATAAGTTTTGGCGACGAGAACGTTACAACGACAGGAACCATAGCAAGAGCAACAGGTTCCACTATCGGTAACCTTACGCTGGCAAACGGATCAATAACAGATTCATCAGGTGCCATAAGTTTTGGCAATGAGAACTTGACAACCACAGCAACATCCATTGATATCAACAGCACACTGACGGTGGCCAATGGATCAATAACAGACTCATCAGGTGCCATAAGTTTTGGAAATGAAAATGTGACAACAACAGGAACCATCGCAAGGGCAACTGGATCCACTATAGGAAATTTAACTCTGGCAAATGGATCAATAACTGATTCAGGTGGATCTATAAGTTTCGGCAATGAGAACTTAACAACGACTGGAACATCCATTGATATCAACAGCACACTGACAGTGGCCAATGGATCAATAACAGACTCATCGGGTGCAATAGATTTTGGTAATGAGAACGTCTCAACGACAGGTACGATTGCTAGGGCAACAGGTTCCACTATTGGTAACCTTACATTCGCAAATGGATCAATTACAGATTCAGGTGGATCTATTAGTTTCGGCAATGAAAATGTAACGACATCGGCTTCAAGCATGGCGATCAATAACACACTGACTGCAGGCAGTGGAGCAATAACAGATTCAACAGGTGAATTTACTTTTGGCAATGAGAACTTGACAACCACAGGAACACTGGACGTGTCAGGTTTGTCCACATTTGATTCAATGGCGGTGTCGGGTGCCACATCATTCGCGGATTCCATAACGGTGGACAATCTTACATTCAACGACAACATAATTTCAACTAGCTCAAACGCTGACCTAAGGCTTAGTCCTGGAGGAACAGGTGTGGTCAACGTGTCAAACTTGACCATAGATTCTTCATTAAGTTTCAAGGACAACGTTCTTAAAGTAACGACTTCTAACGCGGACTTGGAACTTGCAGGCAGTGGTACAGGATTAGTACAGATAAGCGGCATAGACCTGAATTCAGGAACAATAGACAACGTTGTAGTGGGGGCCAATGAACCGGCCGCTGGTGCTTTCGATCCTTTGAACTTCACAACACTGGTGATACCGAACAAGATCACCTTCTCTGGCAACACCATGTCCACAAACCGTAGCAACGACAACCTAGAATTCGAGGCCAATGGTTCAGGACGTGTCGTGATAAATGATTTCAAACTGCCCGGCGCAGATGGCGACACGGGCGGATTCATAAGGACAGATGGAAGTAAAGATTTAAGTTACTTCGTGAACTCAATATCTTTCAGTGAATCCACCATCGTTGATGCAAAGAACACCATTGGTTTCACAACAGAGGTCGTGCTAGACGCCAACCTATCAACAGGTGAGAACGAATCAATAACAGCAGGCCAGAGCATGATCAATGACTTCTCACAGTCAAAATACGACAGTGCATGGTACATAGCTCTAAGCAGACTGGAAGCGGCGGACAGTTCAATAGAGTTCCAGATGCAGAAACATATCGTCGCCCAGGGAACAGCTGACGGGTCAACCTTTGATGCATTCTCTGGTTCATCACAGATCATACGTACATCAGATGATGAGGAAGTATTACTGGCCACCGATGTAAGGGCGGCCAGCGGCAAAGTTAGACTTTTAGGCCAAGGCGGCACACTCGCAGACGGATCCACAACATCAGCCATAAACACACTGCACTTCTTCAGGATCGGTCTAGGTGATAACGACTCCTCAGGTGCACAGGCAGGAAGTACCACGTTAACACAGCAACAGACATTGTTAGTGACGGACCTAGATTCAGCGGCGGCCAATCTAGACACGTTTGCGGCGGACGATTTCAGAGGTGCCAAGTACTTCATATCCATAAACAACACCACAACTAACGAAGTTGAAAGCACAGAGGTACTGGTGGTACATGATGGCACCAACGCCTTTATCCAGGAATTCAACACCGTAATTTCTAACCCAGAAATCACACCACTGGCCACTTTCACAGCGGACATAAGTGGTGGTAACGTGAGACTGCGAGGTGCAAACGGCACAGCAGGTGTATGCAGAGTCACAATGTACAGGGTACTACTGGCAGACGATGAAACAACAAGATCAGGAACACCGATCGCCATAGTAGGAGCAACTTCAATTGGACAACTGGTGGTAACAGACGTAGACCATGTAACCAGCACCATCGTATCAAGACAGGGATTTGGTTCTGAAGAGATATTCGATGAATTTGATTCATCGAAGTATGACAGTGCATGGTATTTGACATTGGCCAAGGACATGACCAGTGGTAGACTGGCATTCCACAAGTATTCTGTGCTACACGGAACAAGTGATGACAGCAGTATTGAAGGGTTCATATCCAACAGTAGTGTGGTCAGGTCAGAGGAATTTGATGTGGTTACTGCGGATGTTGGCGTAGACGATGGTAACATACAGTTGAAGCTCACAGGGATCAACGACGGTTCAACTACCGTGCAGAATTTTATTAACTCATACAGGATAGGTCTAGGTGACGATGACTCAACAGGCTACGCTGGAGATGAATCAGCATTGGCGACGGTGGAGATCAACGCAGACGTTGACAGTGCTTCGGAATCCATAGACACATTCGCACACGCAGACCACAGGGGAGCCAAATACTTCGTGTCTGTGATGAACGCCTCAGGTGGTGAAGTCATGAACATTGAACTACTTGTAGTGCATGACGGCTCAGCGGCCTACATCACTACCTACAACGAACACAGCTCCGGAAACACAGGTGCCGCTTCCACGGACGTGCTGGCGACTTTCACCGCGGCAATATCGGGCGACAACGTTGTGGTGAGTGCGGCAGGTCTAGACACCAATCTAAGAATACACATGTACAGGATTTTACTCGCGGACGATCAGACAGCAACAACAGGCACCAACGTGAACGTGATATCAGCAGTGACCGTTTCCAGTTCTGCCACGACCATAGACACGTTCAGTACCAACACCTATGCCGCGGCACACTACATCATAATAGGATCAGCCGGTGACGGCAAGAGCATAATGGAGGCCACTGTGATCAGCGATGGCACAGAAGCAAGTGTATCTGAAGGTCCGCAGGTCAGTACCAAGGGCACGGCACAGTTGCAATTGACAGCTTCGCACTCCAGCACTACAACCACTTTACAGGCGTCATCCACGTCGGGTGCTTCAACAACGGTCAACTCATACAGGATACACATACCTGTGCCAGCAGGAACACAGTTCACAGAGATTGATTCTTTCGCACACGCGAGCACACAGGGAGCCCTTTACGTGGCAGTCACGCACCAGACCGACAACAAATCGGCCATAGACGAAATTATGGTAGTGACAGATGGAACGGATGCGTACAACCATAGGCATGGTATCAACACAGATTCAGCAACCTCAAATATAACCAATTGGACCTCAGTTGTAGACGGCGACAATGTCAAGGTGAGGGCGACATTAGCGGACACCACAGCTGGTGGAACCATCAATGCATGGCAGGTGCACTTGGACAGGGCGGCGGGTAATCCATCAAACATTGCAACGATCGACACATTCAATAAAACCACACACAGATCTGCGGTTTACAACGTTTCAGTTTCAGATCCCAACTCCGGCGCACTCGGCAACTTTGAGACACTGGAGGCAAGGGTCACCCATGACGGCACGGATGCATACGTGTCCACATTTGGAAGGACAAGTAGCACCGGGTCTGACCTAGTTACGTTCTCAGCGGACGTAAACAGTAACGATGTGAGGCTCAGGGGACAGATAAGTACTAGTAACACGCACGAAGTAATCGTGGTGAGGAGATTAATAAACGTATAGATCATGGCACAGTTAGTATTAAATGTAGGTAGCAACGCAAACGACGGAACGGGAGATACGTTACGGAATGCTATGATCAAGGTGAACACGAACTTCACCGAAATTTATGCATCACCAGGATTCGACCTCACTACCATAGCAGTAACAGGAAACGAAATCAGGGCGACCAGGACGAACGATGACCTGGTGTTTTCACCAGCGGGCTCGGGTGCAGTGCAATTTCCTGCACTCAGGATCAACGGAAACAACATCGAAGGCACAAGAACAAACGAGGACATCAACCTAGTACCATCTGGTACAGGAAGTGTAGTTTTTGGAGCCATACAGATAGCAGGAACCTCCCTGAGTTCAACCGACTCTACTACTATAAACATCAATGAAGGACTTGTAGTGGACGGCACATTTTCAGTGTCTGGGACAACAACATTTTCGGGTGCCATTTCAGCAGGCTCAGGCACCACAATAGGCAACCTAACACTGGCCAATGGATCAATCACTGATTCATCAGGTGCCATAAGTTTTGGCAATGAAAACCTAACAACTACAGGCACACTAACAGCCGCGACTGGATCG